TTTTTATATTTTCCTCTCGAACCCACCTTTTCTCCGCAGAGTGGGGTGGTGTATGTAATTACCACACAAATTCGAGATTGTATATCTTCTTTGTTGGAAAACAGAAAGGAAGAATAGAAATTGAGAAACCAAAATATGAAAACAGCATGTCGCCACATACTGTCTCAATCTTGGAATACAGAGCAAAGAGGATAAACCGAAACAACACCCACAAATACACGTTCGTTCAGTGCGACAATGGTCAACACCTAAAAACCAGAATAAGGAGCGAATTATTTCCAAATTGATGATTAACGAACACCACCAACGATAAATTCGTTGAACCCATTTCTAACTGGTGTGTACTGTCTCCATTCCCTGCAGACCCCCCTGAGAATCTACACACCCCGTAGGGAATTAAGGTAGGATAATGTAAAGTGAGAACGGAACCCTTGGCAATAAAAGAATAGAATAGAAAAGTGGAACGAAAGGTCGAGTGTAAAAAAGCCACCCAACGAACCACCCATCGCACACTAATAGTGTGTCGATTAACGCTTCGAAGACCGCTTCTTCGTCGCAACCTTGACACGAGGTTTTGGCTTGGGCTTAAGACTTGGTCGTTTTGTCTTCACTGCAGATTGCAACACTCGTGTTTTGGTTCTTTTGACGCTGCGCTTGACTGATGACGCTCGTGTGTTCGGACGGACCGAAACCTTCGATGTCGATGCTTTGACCGATGGTTTTTTACTCGCATGTGGTACGGCTGTGTTTGGGCGACCAACACGCTTTGTAGGTTTAACTGCGGGTTTGGCAACGACGTTTCGGCGTCTAACAATTTGGTGAAATTTGCTTGACGAGAGGGTGCGAAAAGAAATATTCTCACCCCGATCAGCACGAATTTTGCGCGAACAATTGTGAGCAGGCTTGGTGTTGGGCCTATGGAAAATCAACGGTTTCCCTTCCTCTCTAATTGGCAAGAGAGGAGCTCGCAAAGGCGTCTTGACATCAAAGTCAGGACCCGGATTTTTGGCCTCGCCGATATGAAAAGCGCGAGGTTTGGGTCGATTGAGAAAATTGAGGACAGGGCTAACAGTCACAGGAGTACCGCCTAATCCCTTTTGCTCCTCAACTCGATGCATCAGATCATCAATTTCATCGACAATTTGAGCATTAGGATCTTGCTCCTCTTCAGCATAACAGTCATCACACGGACAACCATCAGAAGAACCGTGCACACGGAGATAATCCGCATGGACAGATTTTGACACTATGATATTTCCGTCAACATCAAACACCAACTTGTGCGCATCAGCTGTGGTGGTAGTTGACGTAATAGAAGCAGTGTTGTACAACCTAATCTCAAAGGTTGTCACGGTCGTTGCAGTGAGGGTAATTGCGATCCAAGATGAGGGAGCACAACCAGTGGGGATTTTGAACATCTCAACTGAAATAAAATTAGTAGCTCCAGAGTTGATGACGGTGAGTCGGTTGAAGAGGGTGCCAGTGTTATTGATGCGAACTGGCTGCAAACCCCCGACACCAGAGACTGTCCAATTAACAGCTGTGATTCCAGTACCCACACCCGTGGCATAAACGACGAAATAATTGTCGCATGAATTGGGTTGGGTAACAACTTGTCCAGAAAGTGGGCTAATAGATTGATTCGGGAAAATAGCTGTGATAGCGCGAACAGAATCATAAAAGACTCTAGGTTGCAACTCAAAGTTGGGATGCCAGAAAGAGCCGGGCGAAGTAGTTCCCAGCAAATTGGTGGCGGTCAAACTTCCACTTGACGTCCCCATTCCTTGGTTGGGGATGGAAGTAAGACCAGACGGTATTTTCAGTAAAAAGGACCAGGACATATACAATACACCTGGTGAGTTGGTAGCATAAGATGGAGCGTCATTGGCGCACATAACGACGGCACGACCAAAATATTTCAAATGTGGGTCTGTAGAACCGTCGGAAATAGTGCAGAAACGCCAACCGTTGTTGACAATGTCGAAATCAGCGGTGCATGAGACATTGTCCCAAGCTTGAAAAATCACACATCCTTTTTGGTTTACCGCGGCTTCAACTGCAGACGGACCTGTGAGTCCAGAGATCAGGGTGTAACCCACACCTGGGTCATCCATTACATCAGGGTCAATGTACATTGCCAAAGAACCCATATCTGCACCACCCGCTGAGGTGGAATCACTAGACACAAAATCCAGGTTGCAAAACTCCACTGCATACAACTCATACAAACGAGAAATACGAGAAAGGCGGGAAAGATACCCGCCAAAGGAAACGTCCAACGGAAAATCGATGAGAGTGTTACCAGCAGACCAGGCTGAATAACCGGCAGAGGTTGGGTCAGGAATCTTTCCAAGAAAGTCACGACCTGAAACGCGGACCGTTTGTGAGTCCACATGTGTGACTTGGATTCCGTCAAAATATTGTCTACCAGCCATCATTGATCCACGGCCGGGTGTAAAACCAGGGCCAGGATTTTTTGCTTCTCCCACTCGTGTAAACTCGGGTGAGTGACCAATTGGGTCAGAGCTAGTTTTCTCATCATCAATATCTCCAATTGGACCATGGAAGGAGGGCATTTGTTCCATATCAGCTGGCTGTTCAGAGTCCCAGTAATAACTAGAACCTTCTTTGACAACGCCAGCTTGGTGGCCAGTTTGACCATTCCACCAAGAAGGTGGACGTGTAGTACGATGGTAATCACCATGACCAGGCTCGAAACCATAACGGTTAAAGTCATTGTAATTCTCTTCATCCAATTGGCCATCATGAACGAAATGATAATAATCTTCATTACCTCTCCTGTAAGGATCAGTAGGGGGGTCATACCAGTCATCCCATGATTCAACACCAAAAGGACCTGGATTTTTTGCTTCTCCATATCTCGTGGTTTCCTTCCACGGATAGTTCCCCGGATCAACAAAATCCGGTATGTTGACACCATAAACTGGTAAAAGGCGTGATCTGAAAGCAGAAGCGGCCGCGTCACCCCGTTTTGAATGCAATTTGCGGGGTAATTTCTCGTAATATTTAACGAAAATAGCATCGGCTTCATCATGCGACATACGCCCATAATTCCAATCATGCATCTTGAAACCTTCATCAAGGGCATCAACAGAAGGAACAGTCCAATCAATATCTACTGATTGGAAACGACCAGCTGAATAGCCGGGACCTCCCCACTGTCCGTAATAGTAAAAAGGAAAATAGAAAGAATCTTGCTCATCCGGGTAAGGACCCGGATTATCTGCTTCACCAATACGACGAAATGCTGTCATGAAAGTGTATTGTGCAATTTTTCTTTTGTGTTTCGCACCAGCCAAATGCGCTTGCAAATTGGCTGTTCCACATACAGTGGTCTCACAATCTTGACAAATGTAATAGTCATTGTTGATTTGCTCAACCCCCTGCAATGGTGGTGGCTTTTGTGAAAAACCAACGTCCACGAAACCTTCAATACCACCGGGTGGTTGTGGTGCTGTTGTTTTGGCTTTCTTGACCACAGCTCCCTCTTTCTGTTCAGATTTGACTGCTTGTCCACAATGTGAACAAAATTTGTCTGAAAGATGTAGGGAGTTACCACAGTTTGAGCAAAAAGGGCCGGGGTTCGAGGCATCACCTATTCGAGTTGTCTTGTGCCAATCCTCTTGAGGATCGTCGTAAGTGATGAGTTTCGACTGTTTACAGTCCCAGTTGGGTAGGACCATTGGGTCGTGATAGTAAAAGCAGTAAGGATGATCGCAATACTTGCTGTTGGTTTGTTTTGTATCTTCGATGTCAGAGATGGTAACCACACCACTCTGATCAACAAACACGGCCGATGGCGATCGGTCGCGTTTCTTTCCAGCGCGGAGGCGATCCACTTGCTGGAGTACTGGCATGCCAGTGGGAGGGGGCACATTAGTGGGTGACGATTGTTTCGCCATCCCAAAAATGTTGTGGACGCATTTCGGCGTTTTACTTTCCAAACCACAACTCATCTCGAAACCAGTATAAAGAGCTAATAACTGTCTATCTGATTTATAGCATGAATGAATGCTCTCCCATGATAATTCAATGGGCTTGCCAGGAACAGAAACAAAACCAAAGAGATCTTTTCGATAAGTGTTCCAATAATATTCAATAAGTTGCATGACAACAACCCGTAGTTTAGAATTACCCCATGTGTCTATACGGGCAGCATATAAACGTAACAACATCCATCGGACGTCGTCACTTTTTGAACCTTCAACAATGCAGCCAATAACACGTTCAAATTTAGGTGAGGGTAAGTAAACATCCATTTCAAGTTCAGCAACACAACCAAGAAAAGTACATTCATTGGCGGGTCTCGGGTCAATTGTCTCAAATTCTAGAACAAGATCCAAGCAAGAAAGCGACTGTTGTATCGCGATTGGGGTGTAAACCGATATAAAATCGGGGGAGACAGTAAGTAACACATCGTCACCATTGACAGACAATTTGACGTTCTTCATAAAATGAATATACGACGGTTCAACATCATTTTGCCTGCAAATGAGCACATAAGCCAAAAGAAAAGAGAACGATATGTTGTTCGTGGTTGTCGTAATAGTATTTGACCAACCAGAACCTAATCCAGTATTGTAGACAAGTACATCCCCATCTTCGCAATAAGAAATTCGAATAGTAGCATCGAGAAAAAGGTTACCAAAG